AATGACAACAGCTATAGTTGATATTGAAACAGACAGTTTGAATGCAACAAAGATACACTGTATCGTAGCAAGGAGTTATGAAGGTAATAAAGTTAAGGCGTGGGTAGGGCAGGAGTGTTCGGAGTTTGCTAGTTGGTCGCAGCAGATAGATACCTTTGTAATGCACAATGGTATTAGCTTCGATGCTCCTGTCCTGAACCGCCTACTTGGATGTAATATAAAGCTCAATCAAATACGTGATACTCTTATTGAGTCACAGCTTTACAATCCAATAAGGGATGGTGGTCACTCTCTTGAAGCTTGGGGTAAGACCCTTGGCTTTGAGAAGGGTGACTTCCATGACTTCTCAGAGTACTCTCCTGAGATGCTGGAGTATTGTAAACGTGATACAGAAGTCACACGTCTTGTAGCACAGAAGCTAGAGAAAGAAGGTAAAGCTTTTAAATCTAAAGCCTATGAGCTAGAGTGTAAGGTCAGAGCCATCGTAGATAAGCAGCAGAAGAATGGCTTTGCTTTTAAATTAAAAGAAGCTATGATTCTACAGGCTCAGTTACAAGATGAACTACATGAGCTAGAACGTAAAGCAGAAGAAGACTTTGAACCAAATGTAATTGAATTAAAGACCAAGACTAAGTACATACCTTTTAATATAGCAAGTCGTAAGCAGATAGCTGAGAGACTACAGGCTAAAGGGTGGAAGCCCAAGCAGATGACTGATAAAGGTAATGTGATTATTAATGAAGCAGTCTTATCAAAGATTGATATGCCCGAAGCTAAAATGTTTAATCGGTACTTCTTATTACAAAAGCGTACTGGATTAATAAAGTCATGGATCATGGCTTGCGAAGAAGATAACCGTGTACGAGGTAAAGTAATGACACTTCGTACTATAACTGGAAGGATGGCTCATGCAGTTCCTAATATGGCACAAGTTCCCGCTATCTATAGTCCTTACGGCAGAGAATGCAGGAGCCTATGGACAGTGGATGATGAATTTAAATATCGTTTGGTAGGTGTGGATGCCAGTGGTCTTGAATTAAGATGCTTGGCACACTATATGAATGATCCTGAGTATACTAATATTGTATTGACAGGTGATGTACATACAGCTAATCAAGAAGCAGCAGGATTAGATACAAGAGATCAAGCCAAAACTTTTATCTATGCTTTTCTTTATGGTGCAGGTGCAGCTAAGATTGGCAAAGTAGTTGGTGGTGGTCCCAAGAAAGGACAGCAACTAATAAATAAGTTCTTAAATAATATGCCAGCACTTAAACGTCTGCGAGAACAAGTAGCTATGTGGTCAGTCAATGGTACAGTTCCGGCCCTTGATGGGAGACTATTACATATTAGATCAGAACATGCTGCAGTTAATACTTTACTTCAAGGTGCTGGTGCTATAGTATGTAAGCAATGGCTTGTTCACATTATGGAGCGAGTTATTAAAGCTAAGTTAAATGTCAGATTGGTTGCCTCAATACATGATGAATACCAGTTTGAGGTAGCCATACCTGACATAGAAAGATTTTGTAAACTAACAAAGGAGGCAATGACACAGACAACAAAGACATTAAAAATGAAATGTGAATTAGACTGTGATTATAAAGTTGGAAAAACATGGGCTGATACACATTAATTAGTTGACAACATCAATTAGATAGTTTATACTAGTTGTGTTGAAGTAGTAGATGAATATCAACAGCCACGATGGTGTGGCACTAAACACAAAGGATACTTTTAATATGCCTATTCAACCTTTATATTTAACTGGTAAATGCTATTGGGCTTCTGTTGTAGAGCCTAATAGTACGTTTGAACCAGCATGGCAAGTTGATCTTTGCCTTGATAAAAAGAGCAAAGCTTTAGTCGAAGAAGCAGGGCTAACAATACGTAATAAAGATGATGATCGTGGTGAGTTTGTCACGTTCAAACGTAAGGTGCAAGGCAAGAATGGCCCACGTCAAGCACCTACGGTAGTAGATTCCCAAAACAATCCTTGGGATAAGAAACTTATTGGGAATGGTAGTGTAGTAACGGTAAAGGCACTTCCCTTTGAGTGGAGCTATGCAGGTAAGTCAGGTAAGTCGGCTGACCTTGCAGCAGTTCAAGTAGTTGAGTTAGTTGAGTATGGGGATGACGGATTTGATGTTGTTGAAGGAGGCTATGTTAATGAAGCCGCAGAACAATTTGCATCAGACGACATTCCTTTTGGTAACTAGGTGAAGGTGGGGGTGCTATTTCTGGACGGGTAGCACCCTCATTTTAATATGAAACAAATTGAAACATTAGTAAAAGATATCTATGATCTTTTTAATCTTACTCCTATAGAGAGAGATGAGAAAGAAGTAGATGAACTTATAGATAAGTTTGGCGATATGCTTAAAGTTCATATCAAAGAATTTATGTATAGCAAACCAAGAGACAGCGGCAATCTAAGATTATCTGCTATAGGTAAACCTGATAGGCAGATATGGTATGATGTTAATACAGAAGCAACAGAAGAAAGTTTACCACCAAGCACACGAATTAAATTTCTTTATGGATATATCCTAGAGGAATTACTTTTACTTTGTGCTGAAGTTGCTGGTCATACTGTAGAAGCACAACAGAAAGAAGTATCAGTAGAAGGAGTACTAGGTCATCAGGATGCAATTATTGATGGGGTTTTGGTTGATTGCAAGTCTGCTTCAGGATTTAGTTTTAAAAAGTTTGAATCTAATACAATAGCTGAAGATGATCCCTTTGGTTATATAGCACAGGTATCTGCTTATGCACAAGCTAATGACATAGATGAAGCAGCTTTTCTTGTTATAGATAAATCTACTGGTAAGATTTGCTTAACACCTGTTCATTCAATGGAGATGGTTAATGCTGGTAAAAGGGTTAAGTTTCTTAAAAACATTGTGGACAGAAGCAATATACCTAATCGGTGTTATGATCCTATACCTGATGGGAGGTCTGGTAATTATAAGCTTCCTGTTGGTTGTGTTTATTGCAGACATAAAACTTTATGTTGGGCTGATGCTAACCAAGGTAAAGGCATTAGGACTTTTAAGTATTCAAATGGTAATAGATACTTGGTACAAGTTACAAAGACACCTGACGTTGAGGAAATAATTAATTAAGTATGCACTGGAAGTACTACAAGAAGCCTGACCCTACTAGTCACTTTGGGNTTGTTTATCTTATTACAAACAAGAANACAGGTAAGGCTTATGTGGGCTGCAAACAGTATTGGCATACCGTAAAGAGAAAGAAAGGTAGCTCCAAGGCAACCAAAAGAGCATCCAATTGGGTTATTTACATGGGTTCTTCTAAGTTGCTATTGGAAGATATTAAGAAGTTAGGTAAAAGAAGTTTTAAGTTTGAAATAATATCAGAGTTTAAAAATAAAAGAAGCCTAAAATACTACGAGCTATACTATCAGATGAAGTATAATGTTTTGTCTTCTACCTTGGAAGGTACAGATGAGCCAGCATACTACAATAACTATGTGGGTGGTAAGTTTTATAGGCCAGTACAAGAGTTTGAAAATGAACCTACAAGATTTAAATAATATACTACAATTACAATCAAAAGCTTTTACAAATTCAGAGAATACTTTATTCTTATCAGTTATATATCAAGCGTTACTTGATGCTACTGAACCTAAAGTTGAAGAGGAAAGAACAAGTATAACATCTATTAGAAAGCAAGCTACGTCTTGGTTTTTTGCATCAATAGGTGTAACATGTGAAGACTTNNAATTTATCTGTGATCATGCTGGTCTTAAACCTTCAATGGTCAGAGAGTTTGCAGCTTATGTTATTAATTACAGGTGATGGAGATGAAGCTAGAAGTAAATTAAATCTCATATGGAAAGGAACTAGTGATAGTTAAATGTCAGACTTACAAAGCGATCATGAATTTACACACGAATCAAGAGATAATTATATTTTAAGAAGGATGAAAGAAGATAGAGAACGAGTAGTAGCTGAAGTTAATGAAGTCTCTAATTCATATTTAAATAAATTAAAAGAAGAAGCTATACTTGATAAACAAATAGGAGGAGATCATTATAAAGATTGTAAGATACAACCCGTCGAGTACATACATGCTAATGAATTAGATTACTTTGAAGGTAATGTAATTAAATATGTAACTAGACATAGAACAAAAGGAGAAGGTAAAAAAGATATCGAAAAAGCTATACACTACGCTCAACTAATACTAGAATTATATTATAAATAAGGAGGGGACTATGCCTAACAACTACTTACCAACGCTTTACCAAGAATTTATTCACCTATCAAGATATTCTCGTTGGTTATATGATGAAGAGAGAAGAGAGACTTGGCCTGAAACAGTGGGAAGATACTTTACTTTCTTTAAAGAGCATGTCAAAGACTTACACAATTTTAATATACCAGATGCTTTAGTAAAAGAACTAGAGGAAGCTGTGTTGTCTCTTGAGATAATGCCTTCCATGCGGTGCCTGATGTCAGCAGGTGATGCTCTCAAGCGAGAGAACATTGCAGGGTACAACTGTTCTTACGTAGCCATTGATCGTGTGCAATCCTTTGATGAGATACTATACATACTTATGAATGGTACTGGCGTAGGCTTCAGTGTTGAACGTCAGTTTGTTACTAAGCTGCCTGAAGTAGCAGAAGAGTTTCACCATACAGATTCTCTAATCCTTGTTGCTGATAGCAAGATGGGTTGGGCAAAGGCACTCAAGGAACTTATTGGTATGCTCTATGTAGGGCAGATACCTAAGTGGGATTTGAGTAAGGTACGTCCAGCAGGATCACCACTTAAAACATTTGGAGGAAGGGCATCAGGTCCAGAGCCATTGGAATCTTTGTTTGAGTTCTGTGTAAAAGTATTTCAAGACTCAGCAGGGCGAAGGCTTAACTCCATAGAGTGTCATGATATTGTATGTAAGATAGGAGAGATTGTTGTAGTCGGTGGTGTACGAAGGTCTGCACTGATCAGCTTATCCAATCTATCTGATGATCGTATGCGTCATGCCAAGGCTGGTCAATGGTGGGAAGCTAATCCACAAAGGGCATTGGCAAACAACTCTGCTTGCTACACAGAGAAGCCTGACATAGGCATCTTCATGGATGAGTGGAAAGCTCTCTATGATTCCAAGTCTGGTGAGCGTGGCATATTCAATCGTGAGTCAGCAGTAAAGATGGCTGCAGCTAATGGACGCAGGGAGACAGAAGGTTGGGAGTTTGGTACTAATCCATGCTCAGAGATCATACTAAGGGATCGTGAGTTCTGTAATCTATCTGAGGTTGTGGTCAGAGTAGATGATACACCTGATACTTTAAAAAGAAAGGTCAGGCTTGCAGCTATTCTAGGAACACTACAATCAACGCTTACAAACTTCCGCTATATCTCCAAGACATGGAAGAAGAACTGTGAAGAGGAGAGGCTATTGGGTGTATCTCTTACAGGTATTATGGATTGTTTTCATACCAATGGTAGTTCTCTTAAACATACACTCCCAGCTTTGTTACAAGACTTAAAGAACGAAGCTGTTAAAACAAACGCAGAGTTTGCAAAGAAGATTGGTATCCCTCAATCAGTTGCTGTNACCTGTGTTAAGCCATCAGGTACAGTCAGCCAGCTTACTGATGCAGCCTCTGGTATTCATGCAAGGCATAACCCTTACTACATACGTACAGTACGAGGTGATAAGAAAGACCCTNTAACAAAGATGATGGTAGANTATGGCTTCCCTGTAGAGAACGATGTGATGAAGCCTGATCATACTTCTGTCTTCTCATTTCCAATGAAGGTAGCAAAAAGGTGCAGTCTTTCGCACAGACAAGACAGCCATTGAACAACTAGAACTATGGTTGATATACCAGAAGAACTGGTGTGAGCATAAAACCATCTGTCACTATCTCAGTCAAGGAACATGAGTGGATTGATGTAGGTGCATGGGTATACAAACACTTTGAGTATATGAGTGGTGTATCTTTTCTACCCTTTAGCGAACACACTTATCAACAGGCACCTTATCAAGACTGTGATAGAAAAAGAATAACAAAGTAACTTGTTAATAAGATGACCAAAGGATATTGATTGGAACAAGCTATCTGATTGGGAAAGTATTTGACATGACTACTGCCTCACAAGAGTTGGCCTGTGTTGCTGGAGCTTGTGAGATATGAGTGTACACATGTCTTTATTGGAACACCTAAGAAAAGGAAGGTATGCCAAAGAAAAATCCCCTTGTATATCAGACTGTACTCTTGTTAATAAAAGTACATACATGATATGCAGGGGATGCGGCAGAACCCAAGAAGAAATAGCAGGGTGGGGAATGCTTACTAAAATAGAAGTAGATAAAATATTAGATAGACTGAAAAAAACACTTGACAAACCACTAGAAAGTGTTATATAATACCAGACTTAATTATATCTAGGTAAATATCATGGATACTTTAGAGAGTAAACTTAATCATATGAATTTTATTTTAAAAGAAATAGGAATGTTAAGAAGAAAAATTAAAGATCATGATACAGGTCATATTCATACTACTATCAATACTCTTGAAAATAGAGTGAATGAAATTCAAAGTGATATGTTAAAGGAAGAAGGAAAGAAATAATTATGGAACTTACTGCTGAGATAGCTAGAGATTTATTAACTTACAATCCTAATACTGGTAAACTCTTCTGGAAACAAAGACCAGCAAAATATTTTAAGAACCCTAAAAAGGGTGAAAAGTCT